CTGTAAATGCTTCTTTGTTGTTATCAATTGCATCAGTGATTGGCTTGAAGAAATCCGCAAATTTGCCTAGCGCCGGCACAACCTTGCTGACAATAAAATCAACCAATTGCTGAATGATTGGGAGCAATTTATAGCCAATAGTTTCTTTGGCTTCTTCAAATGTGACTTTCAATCGATCCAAGCGGCCTTGATATGTTTCGGCGTTAGCAGCTGCAGCGCCGCCAAATAAATCTGTCAGCTTTGTCTGGACGTCTGTGAATGACATTGTTTTGAGTTCAGCTGATGAGAGTCCAATGCCCAGTTTACCAAGCGCGGCAGTATTGCCGTCATAGGCTTTTCCAATGGCATTTGCCACAGCTTCCAGAGGCTTTCCCGTAGCGGTTGAAACATCAAGAGCAACGGAAAGAAGATCCTGAGCCTTGCTGAGATCATTTGTTGAAAGCGCAATGCGCTGCAAAGCCGGACGAAGTTTTGAATCGCTGACGCCCGTCGCCAGAGACATTTTGAGAATTTGATCTTCAGTAGCTGCAATTTGCGCTTGAGTTGCATCCGTTGCAGATTTCAGGGCATTGGCTAATTTGACCTGCGCTGCTTCATCTTCAATCGCTGCCTTGACACCATCGATTCCAATCTTGATTGCGTAAGCGCCAGCAGCAGCCCCAGCAGCGGCAAAAGCCAATCCTGCTTTCTTGGCAAAATCGCCCATTTTCGATGATGAATCATCGACGTCTCCATTAGCTTGTTGAAGTGACTTTTTGAGCTGATCTACATCAGCAAGAATCGAGAGCTTGAGTGTGCGCGATTGTCCGGCCATTTACCACTCCTTCAAGATTCGATCAAAAGCATTTTCCCACTTAGCAATGATCTCTGGCTGTATTTGGCGAAGTGTCGGATAAATAAACCAACCAGTCGAACCACGTCCGGTTGACCCTGACCAGATAGGAAACTGCTTGAATTTATTTGATCCGAACTCCGTACCGCCCCAGAGATCCTTTGTTGTTGCACCACCGGAGAATTTTTGACTTACAAAACCAAAAGACAATTCGCCAATCTTGGATGATTTAGACACGCGTGAACCGCTGGCAATTCTGTCCGCCGCTTTGCCCCTAGTGACTGCCTTTTGCTGGATTTTGCCTTGAGCAAATTCTGCAAGGGCAGACGATTCGCGTTTAGCTGCATCAGTTGCCTCTGCATCCATTGCTTTGAACGCCGAAGTAATGGCGCGGAGATCTTGCTTGTTATAAGCAATCTCAACCTTGTCGCTCATTCTGTTTCTCCAGTATCTCAAAAGCCGTGTAGATCTGCTCCGCCGTCGTCCATTCGCTCATCGGAATTCCCGTCGCTATTGCAAGCTCGACGAGTATTCGATTTACGCTTCCGGCGGCGTAACTTTTGGGAGAACGTCACCGACTGTCACGTCGGCCACTGTTTCACACCAAATTTCATATCCTTTTATTGGCTTACCACCGGCTTCACGCTTCATCGCATTCCACGCAAGGAAGAGAAGATCAGAAATTCCGATCTTCTCCTGCGCTTGCGAAATTGTGCTGCCTGTCTTTTGTTCCCATTTAGCCCACTCTGGCGGTTGTGCGGTATATGTACCGAACTCGCCATTTGTGTATTCAATCGTTATTGGTAGTCGCATTTCGTGCTCCCGTTTCTATAGGTTGGATCAGGTAATTGTTAAAACTGGTGTTGTAGAGCAGAGCATTGCCCAAGTGTCAGTCTGTGCATCTGGAGCAGCGCCACCAGCTGTTGGAGCCACTGGAAAGACGTTGCCGGCAAATGATGCGCCGGTTGCTGATACAAGTGTGAATGCAAGTGCAGTATTTGGAGCAGATGAGAACGCAGTCCACATCGCTTCAAAGAGTGATGAAGTCGCGCCCCAGTCTGCAAGAAGTGAAATGTTAAGAGTCCACTGATCATCGATGTGCTTGTAAGCCTTGCCATCGAGTGTCTGATAAGTAGTGATCACTGGCGCATTGACCAGAGTGACCGCAGTTGTCTGCGCGTCATAATTCACTGAATTTAGGGTGAAGGTTATGTCGCGACCCGTGACGATAGTTGTTGGCATTTGTCTATCTCCTTAGATTGTCTGTTGTGTGTAGTAAGTGCTGACCGCGAGATCCGCCACTAGTAGGTTTGTTGCGCCAACCTGTTGAATAGTCGGACGTTGAACGTCTCCGACTTCATAGCCTGTTGGCATTGCCGCAATGATGCTGATAATCAGCTGCTCAAGATTGTCCAGTGCTCCGGCCGTATTGTTATACGCAACGGCCGCTGTGACCACAAAGTTGATTTTCACGCGTACCGCAGATTTGCCGATTGTTGTCGTTTCCAAATAAGGCGAATCAGGGACAATCACGCACGCTGGCGGAATGACTGCTTCGGGCGGTGAGCTATAGACAGAGGCCACAACGCCAGACAAAGCAGTCGCGAGAGTGCCTCTGACATTGGTCGCGATAGTTGTTGGAGTAGGCATCAGATGGCCATCGTCGAAGTGTCAAGGTAAGGCGAAAGTAATCCGACGACTCGATTCATTAAGGATCTGCCCATTCTGTAAGGAGACGGAGTGAAATCAACGCCCTCGATCTGACCGCCAGGAGCGACCACGGATTGGAAAATCTCCACACTCACGATGGTGACTGCTTGCTCGACTGCCGCAGTTGATGCGTAAAGTGTGGCGGCATTTGCTCCGGATAAGTAAGCAACGCCAGCTGGTATCACTTCGCGAAATGAAATGTTCGCGTTTGTTTTAGCAGCTGTGAAAACATAGATAGCGCCAGAATAAAGATTGAACACTGGAATGAAAGGAAAAGTCTCCCAGTAGTTAGAAGTGACTGTGACTGTTCCATTAAATGTCGATGGAACGCAACCTGAGACCACGACTGTCTGGCCTTCGACAAAAGTGTTTGGACGCTGTGTCACGTAGTAGGCAACATTGTTTTGAAGATAAACACCGGCGATTGCAGCTTGATTGGCAGTCAGCATTGGCAAAATTACTTGTTCGGCGGAATCAATAATTCCGTCAAGATAAGCATCTGAATACAAGGACGACGAAACGCCCAAGACTGTCCGCAGTTGCGATGCAGTGATGATTGATGGCATTTCGTCGTCCTTTCGTATTCGGCTCGGCTAGATACGGGAGCGCACCTAGCCGATGATTAGTTGGATCAGGTTAGATTGAAGCGACGGAGACCACCGGCGAAAGTAACGCCAGCAGCGATGTATCCGTAAAGTGCCAATTCAATTTCGCCAGATGTTGGGACATTAGCTGAAAGTGTTAGCGCAGGAGATTCGAAAATCTCGATTGAACGTGGCTCAATGATAAATGCTGATTCATCAATTGTTGTTGAAACCATATTAGCATCAACATAAAGATCCAAGCCCAAAACATTTCCACGAAGTGAAGTTGGTGATGTAGTTCCACCAGCATTCATTGGCTGAATTGCGTTGTAAATTGGACGACCAGTTGTGTCAGTTGCACCCATCAATAGTGACCACTGTGAAGTTCCGGCTACATATGCTGTTGCTGTGCGCTTTGTTGCGCTATATGCCGCAGCTGATTCCTTTGATACGAATGAGATGATTCCTGCTGAATCTGCTGCAACTGCAGTTGCTTGAGTTCCGCCAGCAGTAATTTGAGCAATGACATATTCATCAGTTGCCTGAGCATACGCATCGCGAAGATTTTGCAACATAATTTCATAAAAGCTCGGATCCGACCGGTCGAGCAATTCAACTGAATAGCGTTGGAAGCCCATTTTTTTAATTACGGTGGCGTTCACATACGCGGACGTAATCTGAGTTGTTCCAGTTGGATCTCCGCCTTCTGCCACTGTTGCAGCAGTTGAATTTGCAGTGATCTTAGGAATCGACACTGTCATTCCATATGAATTCAATGGACGTGATCCACCGCAAGCGTCGATTGTTGGACGGATCAATGTTGTGTTTGTTGCAACATCGCGAACATATGAAACTGGTGAGAACGCTGGATTTGTTGAGAATGAATCATCGGCAGCTGCTACGTACTGACGTGAATCTTCATTTCCCATCTTTGCCTTGATAGTGTGCTCAAGGTAAGCGCCTGGTGTCTGGATTGGTGAACGTGGTGTTGTGAAATACAACGGACGAGGTGTCTCTGTTGCAGTTACGACTTTGGAAGCCTCAACCGCTTCGGCTGCTGCTTCGGGAACGG